AATCTCCGATCATTTGCGCTACAGGCAACGCTTGTTCCATGATAGAATTAAATTCTTCACCGCGTAATACGCCTGCCCCAAGGCCTTGCCCAAGCTGCATCATTGCTGCTCTGAAGCCTTCAGTTGCACCACCAGCTACCGCACCTGCCATTTGTAATGAACGAGTGGCTCTCTCAATCGCTTGAGTAGACACGTTCATATTAGCTGTTGCGACACCTAATTTAGAAAATATCTCTGCAGTACTTGCAAATGATGCACGAGTATCATCAGCGACTTTCTTAAGTTCATAGTATGCAGTAGAAAATTCTTTTGTAGCGCCTGTTACTAATCTTATATTATTTTCAATAGATGTAAAGGTATTATCTACATCTTTAAGTACAGCTAATGTCCCACCCACAGACAATGCAGTAACTAGGTTTTTACCCATATTTGCAAAGCTACTTGAAACATTATTTACACTTTTGCTTATAGAGCCTACAGTATTATTAAGACTTTCTAGATCTCTTTGGGCCTTGTCGACCTTTGCTTCGACATCAATTACAATGCCTGACATCTTTTATACTCCTTATAAAAAACCCCTTAGGAATCATTAGATTCTTCAGGGGTGTGTTGTCTTAATTAGCTGATGTTACAATGACACCATTTGCGTCTACTTCTGAGAAGGACAACAAAGTTCTCTCAATAAAATGAGATGGCGCTTGTGTACTAGAACCTGCATTTAGTTCATCAATATATTCTACATGATTAACTATACGTCCGTCTTCTATCTTCCATCCGTCTCTGGCATTACCTGTATCTACAGGTGTAGCATCTTTCAAAGCATCAATTAGTTTATGTAACTCCGCTTCTTTGTTGTTTTCGAATTTCTTTATTAACTCTTTCTTGAAATTCATATTTATTTTTACAGACAAATTATCCTCCAAATAAATTTTCGCCACCAGAGGCGTTAACAAGTTTTTGAAAGAATCCAGAACGTTTGAAGTTATTAGCATCAAAGTCACCGTCTTTCTTATTAGATTTTGGATTGTAAATAGCATCTAATGAAGTAAAAAGTTGCCAAGGTTTTTCTTTAACACCTTGCACTTGAATTAATTTAGCTGCTCTATCATCTGCTCGCCATTCTATTGGTCTTTGTTCTAAATAACTAAACCAACCTAGCATCTCTTCATAAGTCATTTCTTCATAGATTTGATACACTGGCATTTTGAGATGAAAAGCTAATTCAAATATCGGTAACTCTTCTGCACTTAAGATGACTTTCCCGCGTCTTGACCTTGGCCTAGACCTGAATATTTCATAATTTCATTAGAGAGTTTTGACAATTCATCCATAGGGAAACTATCGAAATCTGAATCATCGAGATCAGCACCACCATCAACAGCTGAACGAACAACTGATTTAAGTAATTCTAAACCTGCATTTTCATCTTTCTCTGCGTCTTTGGCTTTGTTTTGAATATCTAAAACTTCTGAAACAGATAGTTTAGAAATCTTAACATCGCTGCCTAAGAATTTAACTGTTTTAGTCATACGTTGACCAACAAGTGCTTTAATACCTTTTGCTTCTGACATGTTACTTACCTTGATTAATTTTGCGTTCATCTAGTTGTGCTCGCATTTGATGTAAAATTGAGAGTGTTTCGAAAGCTTCAGTTTTCTTATCTGGAGTTAGCGAATCATCTTTCGTTCTTTCGAATGTTTTATTAATACTAATATCAATACTTTTAAGCATGTGTTTGACAGTAATGCCAATAACATACTCTAAGCTGAATGGTTTATCTTGAGCCATTTTTATTCCTAATATTTTATAAAGTAAGGGGGAATTAACCCCCTTACATATTTAGCAGCGTTTATAAACCTACAGTGAATGCACCACGAATATCTGATTGTACAGTAATAGTCAATTTTGCTGACATAGCATCTGTCAAGCTTGGTGTTACTTCTAACGCTTCAAATTTACCTAAGAAGTAGTAAGAAGAATTTTTAACAGAGCCAATAACCGCAGAAGTTAAACCACCACCACCAATTGAATCATCGTCAGTAGATGCTGTATCGGTAATTGCTTTATAACCTTCTGGTTCTTGTGCTAACAATGTAAATCTGAATAAGTAAACATTACCATCTCCAATCATAATTGAAGAAGAATTACCTGTTGTATATGCAAGTTTGTTGTCTTTCCACATTTCTGGAACAAAGTTTAAAGTCAATTCCATTGTTGGAGAATCAGCTTGACCTTGGATTTGTTTTGATGTTTTAGCGCCATATTGAGGCACTTTAACAACGTTTGCAGGTGTACCAATAGCAGGAAATTCTTTAATATTGGTAATACGAATAAAACCGCCAGTAGTAGCTTCAGAGTTTTCTGTTTGAAATAATCCACCTGTAGCCACCAATTTACCTGCTGTGCTCAAACCTGCGCCAGTTGAAGTAAGTGGACCACTTGAAATTTCTTTAATTAATGTTTCTAAGTTAAAAGTACTTTGATCGTGTGGTTTAGCAACAACAGATAAATCTGAAAACATTGCTGCGGCAATAGAACTAATGTGAGCCATTTTTATTCCTTTAAATTTAAGTAGGACTTCCGAAGAAGTTAAAATTAATTGTGTAGGTGCTTTTGTGAATAACTGGTAAGGCTTTGTCTGGCCCTGTATGGGACATACTGCTTATTCCAAATTGAGTCACGCTAGAGCCTGTATTTTTAGATTTGTTAACTAAGTAACTATCTAAAGTATCTGCGATAATCATAGCACGTCTTGTGCCAGAGCCTGCAGCAGTAAATATATCAATTATTAGAATACCAGCTAATGAGTATCTATCTATAGGTTTTCCACTAGGTATCACTGATACGCGAATAAATTCATCATTAGTATTCATAGCTACAAAATTTGTCGGGAATGTTTTTATGTTTTCAGCTTTCCATTCATTAGAATTAAAAACTGAATAAACGTCTCTCTCTAATATTTCGTACTTACCCATAATTATACCTCATGAAATAATTCGACAACAGAAATATGGTTATTAGATGTAATCATATTTCCAAAATGCCACTTATCACCATCTATATAAACATGGTCAGTCATTGAAAACGGTCCGACTTCTTTTGTTTTAAACATAATAGTCATCGTTTTAGTTTCTGGAGTTTTAGACGTCTTTGTTATGATTATTTTTGTTGTAATCGAGGGTATAGTTGTATCATTAACTTCACCTGTACCAAAATCAAATTCTGAGTTAGTTGTTTTAGTAAAGGTTGCATTAATGGCTAGATCTTTAGCTGCATTAAAAGCTTTGTTTAGTGCATTACCAATTAATGAATTATAAGCCATTAATTAGACCTCCACCATGTTCTCTTACCACTATTCCGGAGTAATGGTTTGATGAGTGTTTTTACAACCATAGGGATTTTATCCGCAGGTCTAATAACACTAAGTTTTAAGCCACTAAGTTCTAAATCCTTAATTAAACCAGTGTTGTCAAGCAATCCATCATTATTTAATAAATGATAAGCTAACTCATAAGTAGCTTTGATTACTCGTTTATCAACATCAGTAGAAATTAACAGAACAAGTATACCAAGTTTAGGATCAAAATATTCACCATCTTTACGAGGATGAGCAAGTGATTGAGCTGGATCTGTAGCTACTCCGATCCAATCCAATTCATCCAACATAAATGTAGCTGTGCATAAAGCCTGTTCTTTTTGAAGATCAGGAGCTTCAGTCCATGCCGCTACATCTAGTCTGTTCTCAAAATAAGCATTGGCCTCAGTTACGGTAGCATTTGAATTAACACCTTTAACTAGTGCCATAACTTACTCCTTAAGAATGGAATACAGGTAAGATACCTAATGATAATGCAGATTGTGTTTTACGTGTCCATGTACCACGAGCGTTAGCAATAACAGACGCTGCTGTAAGTGCTTTAGATGTGCCGCCTTCTGTAATGCCCATATAATCAGCATCAGATGGGAATGCAGTTTTAGCGCCAGCCCAGTCGTAACCAGCAGGTGCCAATACATAACCCCAACGATTCCAGATAGAGGTTGTACCACCACCTTTATATTTGTTAGCATCACGGTAAACTTCAGTCGCATCAGGAACCATTAATTGTTCCATAGCGATTGCACCAGGCAATACGATGAATGAAGTTTTAGTACCAACTACGTCAACGCCAGCACCAGAATTAATTTTAGCCAATTCAGCAGATGATAATGATTGTGAAGCACGTGTAGTGATCAAACGGAATTTGCCATTAAAGATAGTGTTAAAGTTAACATTACCATCAACAACAGTTGTTTCATCAACAAAGTTAGCAGAACGGAATGAAGCCAAAGTTTCAGGAGATACAACTAAGTATGCCCAATCTGGTTCATAATCTTTAAATGCCATACCAAATGCATTCAAGAAGCCTTCAGCTCGTGAAGCACCTTGATAAGCATAGTTAACAGTACCACCAGGAGCTACACCATTAGCAGTAACAACTTTGTTTGAACCTAAGTCAACATAGAAACCAAATTTCTTGTCAGTAGGATCATTGTCAAAAGTTTGACCACCAAGACCAGTTGCACCAGTACCTGTAGCAGCACCATTTAATAATTCAGAAACAGCAACACCTTTCAACACAGAAAGAATAGCATTGTGTTCGTCTTGAGCGCGGGTTTCACCGAAATCACGACCAATTTTAGCTAAACCGTCTTGTTGTGTAACAACTTGTTGCATGTTAACTTTTTCAGCACCGTGTGTACGGACTGTTTTAATGTATGTACTGTAATCAGTATCATAGTTTGTTTTGGTACCGTCAGTAGCATCAGTTAATGACGCAACGTTTACAGTAGGGTTTAATGGTTTCATCCAACGCATTTGACCAATAAAGGTTTCTGTGCTGGTATCAATTTGTGGATTAGAAGAAGTAATGCCTGTGCCAGACAATTTTTTAGCGTTAGTATACGCTTCATCGCTATAAGCACCAATAGCTTCTTGTAATACATAGTTATTCGTCAAGCCTGAAGGCCCGATAGGGAGTGTGGTAACTGAAGCACCCATTTTAATTTTTCCTTAAAGTATATTATTTCCTGCGAAGTGTTCCTTCGGCAGCACGTTTAAGTACTTCATCTTGTGATAAGTTAAATAATGATTTATTTGAACTATCGGACGAAGCACTGCTAGAACTTGTCTGACCGGCCCCTGTCGATACTTTTGGTTTGAATAAGAAAGCGTTATTGTCGTCTTCAGAAAATTGTTTAATAAAGGTTCTCAGATCAGTTCCTGATTTATGCACCCATACTCCATTTTCATTTTGTACGAGTTGAGATGCCACATCCATATATGCCATGTCTGCTGCTTTATCACTTCTAAACGTATAACCACTAAGAATAGATTTTACTTCTAAATCCCTAGCAAGTTCTATGTTACGTTTTGTTATCGTTTCCAATTTAGCATTGGCTTCCGCTAACTGAAGTTCATAAGCTTCTTTATGTTTTCCTTCTTCTTGAAGTCTTTTTAGTTCTGCTTCTTTTTCTTTCTGTTCATACTCAGCAGCTTTCTTTAAAGCCTCATCACGCTCTTTATACGCGTTATCAAGTTTTGATTTAATGGGCTTAAGAGCTTCTTGGATCTTCGAGTCCACGTCATCCACAGGAGGAGTGGTAATAATAGGATCCGGAGTAGGATTAGTAACTTCTTCTTTTTCGACATTTTCGGTCATCTTTATTTCCTTTGAGTACAACTCAGTTACATAGATCAGATACAATCTGTCCTATAGGATATTTTGTTTGATTGTTTAGGGTTAATTTAACGGGGTCTATAATCCCTTAGAGTATATATCTATTAGTATAGTTATTAGGAATAGATGATAGGCTGATTAACTAAGGGATTAAACATAGGGGGACCGCTTTAGGGTTAATTTAACGGGGTCTGCTAAACTAAAATCCAGTCTTCCGCAAACAAATCAGCAGATGAAGGAACCCATGTGTTACGTCTATTCGGTTGAGTTAGAGTCAAGAATGGCTCAATGCCTTCAAACTCTTTGGCAAATGTTACATACATATCTTTACCATTCCAACCAGTACGAGCCAATCTATGCCCGTCTTTTAACAAATCTAATGCATGACTAAATCTCATTTATGCTTTGCTCCACATACAGTACATGTAAATCCTTTCTTTTGATCAGGGTTCATAACACGCATTTGTTTGCCATGAAGATTATCCTGATTAGGATGATGGCATGTGCATCTTTTAATTTCAGCGTTCATAATTTATCCTTGTGGCGCAAATTCGCCATGTAATTCTAGACGTGTTGTATTATAAGCTTTATAAGCTTCTTCAGGTGTATCAAAATAACCTATATGTATATGTTTATTTTGATATCTAATTTTTGCACGCCATCTTTTATTATATTTATCTACACCAGGATAACCTGAAGCATTTGGTGTAATCCTATTACAAGAGCTTTCTGTTGGTGTTGCCGCTCTTAGATTTTCTATCTTATTATTAGCAGGATCTCTGTCAATATGGTCTACAATTTCTGGCAAATATCCATTATGATATAGGAAAATAAGACGGTGAGCATAAAATTGTTTCTTCTTACCATTTAGTCTTATTGTAATTTGAACTCTCCCATTTCCATTAAAATGACCTACTAAATTTCCTGTAGTAATAGAATATAAAAATCCATCTTCATAATGATAATTCTTTCTCAAGAATTCTTGTGTAATTTCCATTTTTAAGTCCTTTCGGTATAGTTTAAAAAATGTTAATAGTTATAGCTTTTCAGCCTATGCCGTAAAAACCCCAATCATCTTCAAATTTAGTAGGATCAGGTATTTCACTCATAACATCTTCTTTAGTCAAGATGTCTTTTTCAGTTAATGTTTTACCACCAACAACTGATTTACCTGCTACAGGTATTAATCCTTTGTCAATAGCTTCGTTTAAGTATTGATCATATAATTCTTTAGGAAAACCTCTTGCTAACATTTCATCTAATGTTACTCTTACAGGGTCT